GTGGAAGAATTCATGAAAATCGTGGTAGATACCTACTATTCCATGGTGGATGACGCGTTTATCGCAACTACAAAACTGACCTTGTGAGGTCAAGACCCAGAGAAAAAATTTTTTTGCAAAAATTTGATGAAATTACTATTAGGGTTTTAGACTGTCATGAATTTAGTAGAGCGAATACCAATAGGGAGTAAGTTCCCAGAAAAAATTAATTGTATTATTGAAATACCTAAGGGTACTAGCGCAAAATATGAGTATAATGAAGAGTTGGATATATTTCAGCTCGCGAGATGTCTGTATAGTTCGATGATATATACAGCATCGTATGGTTTTATACCTCAAACACATGCTCTTGATAATGACCCGCTAGATATTGTTGTGTATAATAATATACCTATACAAACAGGTACGTTAATTGAAGTTACACCTATCGCGACAATAGATATGACTGACAATGGAGATAAAGATTACAAAGTTGTGGCTGTTCCATGTAGCCATGTAAAAGAATACCGTACCTTAAAAGATCTCGAACCACATTGGGTGAGTACAACTCTTAACTTCTTTTCTCATTACAAAGACTTAGAAGATAAGGTCGTAGAGATCGGTGGTTGGTTGTCGAAATCTCGTACTAAGAAAATAATTACTGAAGCCCACGAAAGATATAATGCCAAAACCAATTAACAATGTTTTCGATCTTATTAATAACATTGCTTTTGATAGTAAGCCTGTTGATATTAATATTGCCGATAGCGGACTTTACTCTCCGTATATTACGAACAGGTATCTTACTCATATTAATCCTCAAATTACTCTTCTTGTTAACAACACCGTCAACAAATATGGTATTGCGTTTAATTCCTTAGATCATTATAAGTTCATGTTCAACTTAATACCTAAGACAAAGCGCAAATTTATTCGTTATATAAAGAAGAGAAAAGCAGACAAAAAGGAATGCGAACTGTTATCCAAACGATATGAATTATCTGAAAGAGAAATAAATTTGTATTCAGAAACATTTGATGTAAATATAAAAAAGTATGAACAGTAAGCAACAAAAAGCATATGACGCGCAGTTAGATAAAATGGATCTAACTGACAGTCAAAGAGATGCATTTGATCACTCCACTAAGCGAAGCTTGGTTGATCTAGATACATACCAAAACACGGATCATTTTAGTTTACACGGCTATAAGTTGAGTAAAGTTATGGATGATATTGTCTTAGCGCAATATGCTGATTTGGCTGACGACGGACAGACAATCGAACGTAACGGAATATATATTCCTCTATCACAAGTACAGCGCACATGGCGAATCGCTCGAGTAATTCTTGCAGGCCCGGGTTGTAAGTATAGTGGGGTTGGAGATATTGTTTGTTTTCCTGACGACAAGGGAGTTAAAGTAGATAATATTACAGTTGCTGGTTATGAAGCCCCTCTCCGCAATTGTTTGTTTCTAAGTGAACAAAGATTCTTTGGTGTATGTGAGCAAGTAGATCAAGATGATAGTAGGACTGAGTAACTTAAAAAGCATACTGCTTGATAAAGTATGTGAAGTAAAGTTTGCTCGAAGAAATCCAAAACCCGGGCGACCTTCTACTAGAAGAATGTTGTGTACTAACAATGTACAGCTTCTCAACTCAGTAGAGGGTCGCACAGTTTTAAATTATAGACCACCACGTCAAGCTCCTAAATATAACCCCAATCAAGAAAACTTAATTATTACATGGGACATATTGATGCAAGGCTTTCGTACAATAAATTGCGATACAGTAGATCTTATATCTACTTTAGACGCAGATGAGACATTTTGGACGTACCTGTCTCAAAATATTGCACCAATGTCTGCAGAAGAAAAAATGAACTTCATGAATGTATGACCCACGACTTAGTTGAAAAAACCTTAAAATCTTTATTACAAAGCGAAGTAAAGATTATTTCTAGAAAGCGAGTATTAGGTACTGGCACGATACTTTTGTACGAACTAAAAGACTTTAATATTAAGCTGCATTTTAGTAACGGTAAAAAGGTTGAAATCTTGTATCCGTTTGATATCGTAAAAAAGAAAAAGTTTGTATATTTTGACTATAGCTTGTCTCATATTCACCAAGACGATATTATACAAAAAGTACGAACTCAAAACATGGTTAAAAATCCTCGAAACAAATATTATGACTTGCTTCTCTCTATAGAACAGCTATAATATTAGTCATGGGATTAAAATATTTTCCTAAAGGCTTCAAGCCTTCCTCAACTCAGCAGTATGCTATTCCTAATATTGTCGATGCATTTAAAGACAATAAGTTTGTAGTTATACAAGGACCGACTGGGTGTGGGAAGAGTTTTATCGCTAAGACTATTGCTAATAGTCTCAATAAACCACCTGCACGTCTTACTAAACTAATTCATAACTATTCTGCTTTTGAAACTAGCTGGGAAAATAATCGTAGAGTGTATGAGTACGCAGATGATTTTAATGGTAGTAAGCGATACGGTACTTCTATTCTTACTACAACCAAAGCCCTACAAGATCAGTACATAAGAGATTTTGATGATGTAAAACCTCTTAAAGGTAAAGGTAGCTATATTTGTAATATAGATGACCGCAGTACTGCTGATTCGGCTCCATGTGCTTTTAGCTCTAAACTGAAAAAGGAATGTTGGGATTGTAATCGATGTGATTATTATGAGTCTAGAAATAAATCTATTGCCGCCAAGATTAGTATTGAAAACTATTCGAGCTTTTTTCACAAACCAGATCATCTAAAAAACAGACAACTTATAGTATGTGATGAAGCATCGGAATTAGAAAACGTTATTGTTAGTCGTTACAGTTGTAGTATTGAATGTGGTAAGCTGAACAAGTACGGCTTTAGTTTACCGTATAGCACAAATCGAAAACGGTTTTACGATAATCTATGTACATTATACTCTAACCTGGAAGCAAGGTATATAGAGCTTTTGCGCATGCTAGATAAGCATCAAGATACTATTAGTGAAGATCGAAAGAAAGAGTTCAAATTTATTACCGACTTAAAAGGAGACTTAAGCTTAATCGTTGATACATGGAGTCAATCTGAATATATTATTCACTCTATCTACGAACGTAATAAAAAATATATTAAACTAATTCCTAAAAAGATAGACAATCTAGCGCAGCATTTGTTTCAGTATGCTGATAAAGTATTGTTAATGTCAGCTACGTTTGTTGATTACAAAAGCTTTATGAGAGGGTTAGGTGTACCTGAACATGAGTACAAATATATAGACCTACCTTCAACATTCGACCCAAAAAAATCTCCTATCTTATTTGGTAACTTTCATTTATCAAAAAAGAACTTAGAGAATAGTTTTCCTAAAATTGTCGGATGTGTCAAAGAAATATTACAAGAGCATAAAAACGATAAAGGGTTGATACATACTCAATCTAATAAGATTACTAATATGCTCAAAGATAATATTAGATCAAAGCGCATTTTATATCGTATTCGAGGAGATAAAGATAATATAGATATACTAAACGAACATCTCAATACAGATGCACCCACAGTTTTAGCGAGCCCGTCTATGAGCTTTGGTGTTGATCTAAAAGGAGACGCAGCTCGGTTTTGTATTATTATTAAATGTCCATGGCCTGATCTTGGAGACGTTCGTATTAAGGAAATGTCAAAGAATAACTATAGGTGGTACTCTAATAAGATGTTTACTACGTTTATTCAGCAATGTGGTCGATGTACAAGAAACGAGAATGATGCTAGTATAACCTATGTATTAGATGCAGGCGGTATTAGAAAACTAGTTCCAGACTATCTTAATTTATTGCCAAAATATTTTATAGACCGGTTTGTTTAATAAATATTTATAATGAAAAATCAATACTATGGTTTTGAGCTGAAAGATATGATAAGGCAGTTTATTACTGCCTTTAATAGTATTGTAATAAACAGGTATAATAAAAGTAAAACTGTTGTTGATCAGCTCAAGGTTGGTTTTTATTATGGACCGAAGGAAAGAGCACTTCATGATGTAGTAAATAAGGCAGGTTCTTTAAAATTACCGGTTGTCGCTGTGCACTATACATCTATTAATCGAGACCCAGATAGAGTCTTTAATAAGATACCGGGTTTTTATTTTAGTAAAGCACCAACAGTAAGTGCAGGAGCTCTTAATTCTGATCATTTAAAAACTCCGCTACCAGTTAATGTAGGTATCAACATGTCTATTATGACGAAATTTCAAACAGACATGGATCAAATTATTAGTAATTTTGCTCCGTATAATAATCCATATATTATAATGAGCTGGATTATACCTACATCCCAAAATCTAGCTAGTAATTATGAAATTAGATCTGAGGTATTATGGTCAGGAGATATAAGTTTAGACTATCCAATTGAAGTATCTGGTACTCAACCTGCAAGAGTTATTGCTAACACAAGCTTTACAATTAAAGGCTGGTTGTTTAAAGGTCCTGCAGCAGAAGATACAAAGAATATTTTCACAATAGATCAAAAATTCGTCCCTGTAAGTGGGTTTGATTATGAGTAAATTTATAAAATATAATAGTACGTTAACTAATGTTACGTCGTTTAGTGCCAACTTTGATACGAGAGAGTTATCTGCACGACCCGAGTTTTCAAATGACAATACATATACAACTCTTACATGTGGCTATTCTGGTAGTAGGACGTTTACTGGGTATGGATTTGATTCAGTAGAGGGTGTGCTCTTAAGTGCAACGAACAATGCTTTGGTATTTACAAGCGCAGCGAGTGGTGATTTTGTTAACTGGCCGGTCTCTGGATTTACGTCAATTTCTTCCTTATGTGACGGTGCGACGTTAGATCCTGCACTTTCAGGACTGCTTTTTAGCGACTTTACCCTAAATAACTATAATAGTATGACTGTAAATTTCCCAACGTTAACAGCAACAGGATCCATTGATGTTATTGCATTAAATGCTGCTGGTTATGGGAGTTTAGTGAAAGACATAAACACAACAATAACAATTAACTAATATGGCAGACGACGGAAAAAAAGGAACATTTGGTAGAAATTTACAAAAGTTTATTTCAAATAACTTACCGTATAGATCACCTGCGGCTATTATTGATGATGTAGCAGCTGAGAATCCAAAGTTCAAAGAATTTTATAAAGCAGGAACGGTACGTAAAGAGTTACTAGCTCAACACTCTGTAATCGCCCCTAAGCTCCCTGAAGGTTCTCATCCTGTAGGCTCCTTCCTTGCTGATAAAGCATACAATGAGTTAATGTATGCGACTCTAGACGTAGATAAGTATCGTAGAGTTAGAGATTATCGTACAATGGCACAATTTGCTGAAGTAGCAGATGCGTTAGATGAAATTTGTGATGAGTTCTTAAATGAAGATGAGCATGGTAACATGATTACACTTGCTATGCGAAACGTTGTAGGAGATTTCGACCCATTAGTAAGTAAGCAATTACACTCAGAATTTGATAAATTTATTAATCTTTTTGATCTAAAAGAAAATGCATGGGAGTATATTCGTAACTTGTTAGTAGATGGTGAATTATATTTTGAAAATATTGTTCATGAGAAACATCTTAAAGAAGGTATACTAGGTGTTATAAATGTACCAGTACAAGCAATAGACCCTGTTTATGATAATTATCAGAATATGCATGTTAAAGCGTATTTGCTTCGTAAGATGAAACATCATAAAGAAGCTGACGATAGTCAAGATGTATACGCTGCATCTCAAGATAAAGATTTTATACCAATGGAAAAGAACCAGGTTACGTATATTAACTCTGGTACTTGGAACGAAAATAAAACATTTAGAATACCATTTATTGAAAATGCAAGACGAGCTTACAGACAGTTATCTTTAATTGAAGACTCAATTATTATATATCGTTTAGTAAGAGCACCAGAAAGGTTGGTTTTTAATGTTGATGTAGGTAACATGAGCCCACCTAAAGCAGAAGGCTATATTCGTAAGCTTATGCAGAATTATTGGAGCAAAAAGGCGTTTAGTCTTGATGGAGACAACAGAGTCAATTCTTTTAATCCTCAATCTATATTAGATGCTTATTGGTTTCCAAAAAGAGAAGGTAGTACAGGTACAGAAGTTAACACATTACCCGGTGGTCAAAATTTAGGTGAGTTGCAAGACTTAGTATACTTTGTTAAGAAGTTGTATAAAGCTCTTAAGGTGCCTACTAATAGGGTAGATGTAGAAAATTCTCAATATAGTGCCGACGCTAATGTATTGCGCGAAGAGCTTAAGTTCGCAAATTTTATTGTTCGATTACAGCATCAGTTTGCTAAAGGATTAAAAGAGTCTTTTGTTACTCACTTAAAACTTAAAAACTTATGGCAACAATTTGAATTGAGAGAGAACTCGTTTGATTTACAATTTACTCCACCGCGTAATTATTTTGAATTACGTAAACAACAAATACTTGATCTTAAAGTTAATAACTTTAACACTCTTACATCTAATGAATCTATCTCAAAAGGTTACAGCCAAAAAGAATATCTTGGTTGGACTGATGAACAGATTAAAGCTAATAGAGAGTGGTTACGTAAAGACGCCGCACTACAACATGAGTTGGAAGGTATTCGTAGTGGTGGTGCCGATTGGGCAGCAGGTGGTGGAGCCGCTGGGCCCATGGGTGGTGGAGCACCAGCGGGACCTGGAGGAGAAGAAATGCCTCCTGATATGGGTCCGGACGCAGCCCCAGATGCAGGAGGAGATGAAGCCCCTGCTCCCGAACCAGTACCTACTCCTGGTGGGGAAACTTCAGCGTTGCCGACATAAATAATTATGTGGCAACAGATACCTGGTCAGATTCATATTTAAGTGCTGGTGGTTTAGTATATTCTACATATCTTGCAAATCAAGTTACTACCTACCAGCGACTCGCGGATAGAATATCGTATGCTCTTGGTTGGCCTATTGTTAATTTAGAGTTACACGGTAATCAGATATATACAAATATTGCACAATCTGTTGAATTCTTTAGTAAGTATGCAGGTTATACAGAAGAGCATTTAGTTTTCGATAGCGATAAGTATACGCGAGGCAAAGGCCTAGATATTGCTGAGCTATTAACTATTACTCCAGAGTTAACAGCAACGTATGAATCTACAATTGAAGTAACAACAAGAACTACTACAGAGGTTGCTACTACTACGGCGAAAAGTTTTGACGCAGATAGTGAAGGTACGTTTATTTCTTTATTTGAATTCAACGTAGGGGATGCTGCCGTTGATCCATCTGAATATACATTTACAGTTACACTAGCAGATTCAAACGCTCAAGTATCAAAGGCATTAGTTATTGCTGTATCAGGAGATACCGGCAATAATCAGTCTGCTGATGTAAGCTTAACTCAATACGGTGATGTATTTACAACATCGACTGAAATTTTTGAAGTAAGCTCTATCCCTGGATTATCTAGTGAGCAAGTTGCTGGAAGTTATACTAATGCTGTTTCAGTAGGTATCGTGTTAGGTAGTGAGATGACAAAAGCTGGTTCTGTAAATGCTAACAGAAACTCGGTTTCTACTGATGCAACCACTACTCAACAATTAACATCACAAAAACCAATTATTGGTAATTTTGATGACTTAACTAGACAAAAGCGAAAAGTTATAGATGTTTATAGTCACAATGAAGCTAGTAGTGATAGTTTAAATACTCTTTTTACAATTGAACAAACATTAGCCCAGCAAACATATTTTAGTTATGCGATGGGTAACTACGGTTTTGATTTAGTTAGTTGGTATATCTTAAAACAATGGTTAGAGACACGTGAAAAAATGCTCTCGACAAAACGCTATTTTACATTTAATGAAAGAACTCAACATTTAAATTTAATACCAGAACCTAAAACTGGTGAGCGGTTTTACGGTTGTGTGAGTTGTTATGTAGAAAAACCTATTAGAGATATAATTAAAGAGCCATGGGTGTTTCAATATGCATTAGCTTTAACTAAAATTACATTAGGTCGAGTACGTGGTAAGTTTGGTAATGCACAGTTGTTCGGAGGTACTAATTTAGATACATCTATTCTTCAAGAAGGTTTACAAGAAAAGAAGGAGCTTGAAGAGATGATGACAACTGGTAGTTCTACTGGTTTCGGCGATGGCGCTCCTCCAATGTTTTTTGTTGGGTAATGGCTCCTCACAAAAAAGGTGATTTCAAGAAAGGTATATATCGACCGATATATAAACAAAAGTTTTTAGGCAAAAAATTCCCGCAATATAGAAGCTCGTGGGAACTTCATTTTTTTAAATGGTGTGATTATAATCCCAATGTATTAGAATGGACGAGTGAAGGTATAATAGTACCGTATGTAAGTCCTTTAGATACTAAGACTCATAGATACTTTGTTGATAATAGCTTAGTGTTAAATGAGCGAGGAAAAAAGCGAAGGTACTTAGTAGAGATTAAACCATACAGTCAAACTCAGCGCCCAGTAATGCGTGGTCGTAAGAAGCAAAGTACATTTTTACACGAGCAGGCTACATATGATGTTAATCAAGCGAAATGGAGAGCCGCTAAGCAATGGGCAGATGATCACGGGTATAAGTTCCTTATTTTAACAGAAAGAGAACTATTTAGCGGAAAAAGCGCAAAGAGATAATAAATAATTTATAAGATTATGTCATTTAAGTTACTTGTCGAAAAAACAGACCCGCAAGAGTTTGAGTATATTCTCGAAGAGAAGAATACAAAAGACGCTCCGAGGTTATATATTAAAGGACCATATATGATGGCAGATGGTGTTAACAAAAACAAACGCATATATGATCTTGATAATATGATCGAAGAAGTTGCGCGGTACGAAAAGGAAATGATTAAAAATGACAGGGCAATGGGAGAATTAAATCACCCTACCACAGCTGAAGTAGATCTAGAACGCGCTTGTCATATTGTAACAGAAATGACTCAGGAGGGTAATACTTTTATTGGTAAAAGCAAAGTATTACAAACTCCATGCGGAGAAATTGTTCGCAAATTAGTTACCGACGGAGTAAGAGTTGGTATGTCTTCAAGAGCACTCGGTAAAATTGATCAAGAAGGTGAGGTTGGTAAAGTAAGTGAAATGAAACTAGTAGCTATTGATTGTGTTGCTGATCCTTCCTACTCAGATGCCTTTGTTAACGGTATTTTAGAGTCAAAACAATGGATTTTAAATAAAGAAGGTACATTTGAAGAGCACTATGATAAGTTCGAAGATAGCTTAAAGAATTTGCCACGTAAAGATGTTAATGATTTCTTAACGGAAAAAATTATTGCGTTTATCCGAAATATATAAGAAAAATAGCGAAAAGAATATAAATAATTAAGATGGACCAAAAACAAGACATCAAAAGTTTTATCTCTAATGTAGTAGATAAAAACTATGCAGCTGCAAACAAAAATTTGCAGTCTGTTGTTAATGCAAAACTCAAAGAGAGGGTTGCAAAAGCTAAAAAGAAAAATTTATTTTAAGATCATGAGCAAGATATCTGATTTATTACAAGAAGTTGGGAAAGACGTTCTTACAGAAGAAAGTCTTGAGCAAATTGAAACAGTCTTTAAAGAGGCTGTAGACCAAAAAGCTGAAGAACGCGCTCAAATCGCGACTGAAGCAGCACTACAAGTACAAGACGACGAACACTCGAAGAAACTTGAAGAGCTCTTGGAAGCAATAGATAAGGATCACGCGAAGAAACTCGAGAAAGTTGTTGAGGCTGTTGACGCCGACAGAACTCATAAGCTTAAAAATATTATTCGTAAGTATCAGACATCTCTTAACGAAGAAGCTAATAGCCTCAAAGACACAGTTGTTGAATCTGTTTCAGATTATCTTGACTCATATATTAACGAAGCAATTCCAACTGAGACAATTGAAGAAGCCACCAAAAATCGTCGCGCCATAGAGGTCTTAGAACAATTTCGTAAGACATTATCAGTTGATATGGTACTTGCTAATGAATCTATCAGAGAAGCCGTTAAAGACGGTAAAGCTACTATCGAAGAATCTAAAAAGCAAATTGCTGATCTTACCGATAGCGCTGCTGATCTTAAAGTTCAGCTAGAAAGCACTCAGAAAGAATTATTCTTAGAGAAGAAGCTAGCTGGTTTTGAAGATAAGAAATCTAATTTCATTAGAAAGACGTTTGCTGATAAAGAGTTGTCTTTCATCGAAGAAAATTTTGACTACACAGTAACAATGTTTGATAAGAAAGCTCAAGAAGCTCTTGAGGTTATCAAAGAAGAAGCTACTAAAGAGTGTAAAGCACAGGAAGCTGAAGTAGTTGTAGAAGAGAGCTCATCTACACCTAAAACAGCGACCGAACTTTATGCTCAAGAGCTTGCAAACATGAGACTGTAAAGTAGTCTAAAACTACTGTTGAGGTATTAATTACCTGATTCTCCAATGCAACGGAAAAATATTATATAAAGGAAAAATAAATTATGAACGAAACACAAACTCGTCCTAATACTGATTATATTGATAATAATCGTGCACAAGCCTTGTTGGAGAAGTGGAGTCCTGTTTTGGACTATACCTCTGACAAAGTTGATGCAATTGATAACGCACATACGCGTTTGAACACCGCCATTCTCCTTGAGAACCAAGAAGAGTGGTGTATTCGGGAAGCCAATGCAAGTGGTGGATCTGCAAGCGGTGGAAACAGCGTCTTCGGATCTAATGCTCTTGGTGGAGGTCAAACTGGTGTTGGTCAAGGTGGTGGCGCTTATGGATCTGACGATACATACGCTGCTAACGACGCTCGTTTGCCGAAAATTCTTATACCGATGATTCGCCGTACATTCCCTGAGTTGATCACTAACGAAATTGTTGGTGTACAGCCCATGAGTGGTCCGGTTGGTCTCGCTTTTGCGCTTCGCTATAAGTACAGCAATACTAGTATCGACGGTACTGCCGCCGGTATTGGTGGTTCTGGTGAAGGTTACCACGGTACAGGTGTGGCAGGTTCTGCTGCCGCAGGTTCTGCTGGTGCACCTACTGGTGAATTAGGTCACAATAACCTAGATACAGTATTCACTGGTAACTCTGCTGCAAATACACCTGCTGGTGCTCCTGCGACAGACTATGACGGTACGCCTTACTCACCATTTGCTGCTGTATCTGCCACATCGCTGGCTGCTAAGTGGGTGTCTGGTGGTTTTGATACTGCTGATAACGGTTTCGCTGCTGCTTTGTCTGCTTTTGAGCTTGACAATGCGGTTGACGCTCCAACTGTTGAGTTAAGCTTCGAAAAGACAGCTGTTGAAGCTGGTACTCGTCGCTTAAACGCTCGTTGGTCTGTTGAGTTAGAGCAGGATCTTAAGAACATGAATGGTATTGATGTTGACGCTGAGTTAACTAATGCTATGTCTTATGAGATCCAGGCTGAAATTGATCGTGAGATGATTATTCGCATGATTCAGGCCGCTCTTGGCGCAGGTGGTGGAACTGGTTATTCTATTTACCAACCACAGTCTGCTGATGCTCGCTGGATGGCAGAACGTAATCGTGACTTCTATCAGAAGTTGATCGTTGAGGCTAATCGTCTCGCAGTTCGCAACCGTCGTGGTGCTGCTAACTTTATTGTTGCTACACCTCGTGTTTGTGCTATTCTTGAGATGCTTCCTGAGTTCTCTTGGATGACTGTTGACGGTAACGTTAACACACAACCAGTTGGTGTTGCGAAGGTCGGTAATGTTGGTGGTCGCTTTAATGTATATCGCGATACTCGAACAGAAGCTCAAAACCTTACTAAGGCTGCTGAGAGTCAAAAGGTTGAGTACGCATTGCTTGGTTATAAAGGTCCTGAGTATTATGATACTGGTATCATTTACTGTCCTTATATCCCGGTCATGGTACAGCGTTCGATCGATCCGAACTCCTTCTATCCGAAGGTTGGTATGTTGACACGTTACGGTGTTGTTGATCACCTCTTTGGTGCTTCTAACTACTACCACGTTGTCTTCGTTACTAGCTTGGGTGTAGACGGTGGTTTTGGTTACGCTTATATGTAATCTTTAAGGATTATAAACACGAAGAGCGCCCGTAAGGGCGCTCTTTTTTTTTGTATATGATGAATAAGGATTATTGTCTCAATGTCTTGATCCACGGAACCTTATGATCCCAAAAGAACTCATCAATCAAATATTCATGAGTAGTTCTGATAGGGTTAATGTCCCAACCACCTCGTCGTACATATAAACATGCTACCATAAGGGATCGCGGTTCAAAAGTATTATTCAATCTAGTGAAAATAGTCTCACATATCTCTTCGTGAAAATGACATTCATCTCTAAAAGAGATAATATATTTTAACAATTCTTTATCAGATGGATGCTTAGTACCTTCAAGAGAGATAAACACATCACCCCAGTCAGGTTGAGAGGTAACACGACAGTTACTCTTAAGTAATGATGACATTACCTTATAAGGTTTATTAGTAGAGTTCAGATGCTTTGTCTCTAACAAGCTAGCAGTTTCGCTATATACATCTACATAATAACTCTCTGCATCAATCTCATCAGTATTTTCTAATCTCTTATAGTTCTTATCAGTAAAGGGATTATCATTACTAAATGTATCGTTTGTAGGAAATACAGTTACTCTTACATCCGTCTGAAGATACTTACTTAAGTCTTTTGATGCTGTATCTTCTAGATTCTTAATTACCTTATCAAATGTATCTCCCATCTTAGTCATATTGAATGTATTCCAATACAACTTCATAGATTTAGATTCAACGATATACTTACTATCAGAAGGATATACTACTTTAGCAACCCCACAAACAGGAACACCATTATTAGTTAATGCTGATACCTCGTAACCATTCCACACATCACAACCAATAAAAGGTAAGCTCTTCTCTTTAATACCTAAGTGCTTACGATTACTTGATCGTGGTTCTCTCACTAACAGACTTGCATCATACTCAGATTTATACTGACTAGATTGTCCTAAGTGCTTACTAATATTTTTATTATCTAGTTTTGACATCTTCAATAATCTCTATCATCTTATTATATCTACTTTCTACACTTCCTTCCAGTACATAAATATTAGGATACTTACCTAATATCAATTCTTCATATAGTTTGATAATTTGACTTCTAAAACTTTCACTCATAGACCTTTCTCCATCATTGATAAGAGGAACATCATACGGATTAGTATAGAAGATACAATCATACTTTTCTATATATCTACCTAATGCATAACTAAACATTTTATCTACGAACTCATTTACTTTACCTTGCGTTCTAAAATATCTAGTATAAACAAAACCATCTACTATACAACGATCCAAGATATTGTTCATATCTTTACCACTATAAGTAAACAAATTTTGAATATGATCAGCAAAAATAGCTAACTGCGTATCATTATAGTTCGAACCATCGTCGTTAATCTCAAAACCGCTACGACGGATACGCCTAGTAACCTCATCGACTGAGCCCCATGCATTTGACTCTAAGAATTCGCGCAACAGAGTAGTTTTACCACTACTCTGCGCGCCTGTAAAAGAAACTAACATTATTTACCCCAGACCCCATTATCGACTATCTGAGCAATTTTGCAATATAAACTTGAATCTTTCCATGCATCTTGAATAGGTTCATTAGCAGCTTCTGCAGTACGTTTCTTAATGATGAGATTAATGAGTCTCTGTACTTTATCATTAACACGGAATACTAGTCCAGCTTTAGCAACTAAACGGCCATCCGGTTTAGATAAGTCCTGACCTACAGAAATATTAGTAGGGCCATAATCGTATTGCTTATTAATAAATAGCTTGTATTCTTCTTCGAGAAGATCTCTCAACATTGCACATGTTTCAGGATAATCATTCTCTACTTCCGCCTTGATTTCAGTGTAATCTTTCATTTAAAAAATTTATCCAAAGTTTTGTAGATTCAACATGAAGAGCTTTTTCTAGTTCTTCATATGTATTAAAGTTATTATCTATAATTGCATTTGCAACAATAGGTCCATCATCGAGCTCGGGCGTTACCTTATGAATAACGCACCCAGCTCGATCATGTTTTGCTTCCCAAGCTTTTTTCTGAGGGTTAAAGCCTTTTAATTCTGGATAGATATCAATAGCACCTGGATGACCATTATAGATGTTTGACGATCTAGTAAAGTCAGGAGGTAATATTCTCAGATAACCATGTAAAGTAACAAACACGTCTTCCTTCCAATCATCATTCAGTATAGAATAATTTAAAGCGTCTGCTGCTTTAAGATAATCCATCTCTTTTGGCCATTTAGGTAATCGTACAAACGGAAGATCTCCAGTTGACTTCTTATATATTAGTTCAATATTTGTACCTTTGTCTTCTTGTCTATTAGTTACAATAAGATCAGGCCATCTTTTGATCTGTTTAGAGATGTTTACAATTTCAGAACCAGTCTGACTATAAAACGCTAACCACTTCATTACCAATATCTTCTTTTAATAATTCTTTTGAATTGACTTGTATTATACATGATACGCTCTACTGCATCTTCATCAGGTTGTGCCTCGATTAAGTCAGCTAATAGCTGCGACGGTTTATGATCTAGACCGAAGTCTCCATTATAGGTATATCCTAACAATCCAGCAACAACAGGATTAGACGTATCTAAGCTTCTAATATTATAGATATTATTATCTACATACCACTTAAATTCAGTTGCGAGAGATGCACCTAACAAATGATGAGGTTTATTCCAGTCCCATTCTCCTTCATCAATTAATCTTTTAACTAGATTCTGACGACCAGTAGCTTGTCTTTTTAATTTAGCATTATTATCACATACATGACTAATACCGGTTACATGATACATGCTGAAATCAAAACTGATAGCAACATAATCAGCGTTGTTTCTCATAAAGCGATAACACTCTACTACTTCTGACCAAGTTTCGCCTTGAACTGCACCGATTCTCGCTCCTGGTAAATCTCCATAATTAGCGCGGAAGGCAGAAAACTGACCCATTGTTGCAGGCCCATTTTCAAGAACATCAGGTACGATGTAATAATTAGGTTTAATCTTCTCACACCAAACAGCATATTTATCTGCATCAAATGCTTCTTTTAGTTCGAAAATAGAATTATCTAAGAGAATTTCACCATTAGGTACTTTAGCTCTATATTTTTCTAGAAACCATTCTTTATATTCTTCTTGTTCTTCCATTAGATGAACTAAACAATATTGATAATCATTGTATTCTACCGATTCTGGTAGAAGAGCTATAGGAGATTCGTGCGATACCTTAATCGTCATACTTTTATTATAGTGGTTTCACTATAAAGATCAAGTAATAAATAATTATATGGCTTTCAGCTTTGATACTCTTGTTAATGATCAGAAGCAATCCGCAATAGATATTACGGATGCGATCACTCCTAGGCAAGTGAAGCAACTTGGAGCTGCATACAAACAAGGTCTTAACGCTTCTCCGAAACAAGTCATTAATGAGACGTTAGGAGAGTTTACTGGAATAGATTTTAGTCAGACTGCAGGTATAGATGGTCTAGGAGCCAAAGCAAAAGATTTTATTCAAGCTAAAGGAGCAGATTTAGCAATGCAACTAGAGCAACAAATACTTGGTTGTATTAATACTGCAATAAGAGACTTAATGAACAAACACCCGGAGGTTGATTTTATATTAAACTTCGAGGATAGAATAAATGGTATATTAGGAAAGTTTCGTAATAAATTAGAACGGAAAATTGACGAAGAGCTACGTAAGTTAACTTATCAAAAACTTAAAGTTCAACAAATCGCTCTATTCAAGCAGAGATTAAGATTAAAAATTAAAAACATATGTCCTGCTGCTACTCCAGCTAGTGTTGCTGAAGTACAAGACTTTAATAATAAAATAAAAGGATTAATTAATAGAAGAAAAGCTACTAACCAACCAGTAGACATAACCCCTACATTAAAGCAGGAGAAAATATCTGAACCAAAAACAGAATCTAAAACCCAAAATCAGACACCTCCTGAACCTATTAGTGAGAAAGCAAAAAAAGAATATAAAAAGGAAAGAGTTGCTACTAAAATTGCAAAAGAAAAGGCACAAGAACTAAAAGTAGAGGTGGAAGAAGAAACTAAAAAGCAATTAGAGCAACCAGAAGCTCTTACTATAGAAGATTTATTAATTAGAACTGAAGGTATACCTACAATTGAAATAGACGTTTATCCAAATCAATGAGCATATTTGTTAACGCAACTCCAGATTCAGACAAAGATCAATCAAAACAATATTTTGGTAACTATCTTGGTATAGTTGTACAAAACAATGACCCTGATAAAGCAGGTAAAATTAAAGTATGGGTACCTCAAATCTCTCCTACAGTTTATGACAACTGGGATAATAAAGACACGTCAAAGAGTTTTAAGTTTATCGGTAAGAATTTAGATAGTGACCTTACTGATATTATAGAAGATTTAAAAAAGGTTCTCCCATGGGCTGAGTGCGCCTCTCCTGTTATAGGTAGCGCAGCACCTGGTAGATATAATGCATGGGAACAAAAAGGTACAATATCAGATTCTAATAGGTTAGATACTTCATACCCTGAAGACATACAAAGTAAATATAATCTTAATAGTGATGGTATTGGAGAGAAACCAGCTCGTAAATATGAAGTTCATCAATTAAAAGTCTCAGATGCATTTGCTGATAAAGATAAGGTTAAGTTTAACAATGTAAACAAGTATTCATATAGCTATGTACCAGAGTCTTATTCTAATAGTGCTAAAGGTAGTTTTAGTATTCCTAATGTAGGTTCTTATGTATGGGTATTCTGTGTCGGTGGAGATCCAAATGCGTTAGTTTACTTTGCTACTACCCATGGTCAAGCTGAATGGCAATCGATTTACAAAAACTTTAATGAAGAAGGTCAAGACTATCCTGGTTCATATGAGAATACATCTAAAGATTTAGATCCTAATTATAATCACAATACAGAGACATATAGAAACAAATATGTTATAAACCAAAAGGGTGGTACTATAGAGATAGTTAGTACTGACAATAGAGAGAAATTAAAGTTTACACATTACTCAGGTTCATTTAAAGAGTTTAATAATGAGGTTAATATTGAACTTGCTACTAATAACAATCAAAAGTTAGTACAAGGAGATGAGTTCTTTACTATCAAAGGTATGAAGAATGATTACGTTGGTAGAGACTTTGATCAAATTATCAACGGAGATTATTATAAGAAGATTGGTAACCTTAACTCTGAAGTACAAAGTGGTTGGAGAGACTTAATGGAGACAATTGCTGATGCAAAGCAATTATTTGAAATTCAGAGAGCTGAATCAATTACAGACAGTAACGACTTTATTAAAAAGACTAGCGCTGCTCAAGCTCGTGAAGGTGAATTTGGTTCATGTCCGTTATGTAAAGAACCTACTACAAGAGATCAATTATGGGACAATAGTTATGCCTTTACCTCAGTAGGACCTACTTCCGGTTTCGGTTATATAAACGGTACTAGCTCGTTCGACCATTCAACTGAAGTTACATCTACTAACTCTGATACTATTAGTAAGATAATATTACCAAGTACATCAACAAACTTTTTAGGTTCCGGTTCTTGCCCAGTGTGTGGTGGTAGCGGGAAAAGTCCTTCTAGTTATAATGGTATATGGACTCCTCAGGATAAAGATACTCTTATTGTAGATAACTTTAGACTTAAGGTGAGAGAGTTACTTGATTTAGAGAAACAGTTTGGTTTGGGAGGTAGTGAGATAGTTAATATAACTAAACACAAAATAGAAAATATAGGATTAATATATAATGATTTTCCTTCTACTCGCATTGATGAGGTTGGTAAAATCGATAATCATGAAGTTAAAGTATTTGCTAAAGGGGTAGCTGTTACTAAAAAAGAATCTGCTCTTATTGAATACGTACATGTAGACGATTTTCCAGGGGGTGACTTAACACAGAACATTAGTAACAAATGGAATGTGTTGGTTGGTAGTGGAGGAGTAAGTCTTAAATCTACAGGTGGTGTAGATATTGGGGGTACTATTACAAACATTGCTGGTCAACAGATTAATGTCGCTTCTGAATACGAGACTAATATCTCATCTAAGAGAGTTACTATTGCAGCTGAAATGCTTACTCTAAGAAATAAAAACAACAGACAGGTTCTTGTCGATGGTAACTTAGGAGTGAATCAGAATATTGTTGTAGGTGGTAGTGTGCATGTAGAAGGAGAGTTAAGCGTACACCATATTACTGCTCCTGTCGAGATACAAGAGACAGAACCAGTTGTAGTATATAGCGAGTTGTTAAAGGATTTAGAGTTTAGTGCCAAACTAACTGGTTTTGCTGATAGCGACGGTGACACCATGAACGAGGCAACTGGTACGATCAAAGTTACTGCTGATAGTGGTCTTAATAAAATCAGAGCATATCCTCACACGCATCCATTCAAGAATGTACCTCTTAAGTTAATGAAGGACAAAGATGAAGTACGTAAGGTAGGAGCTAAGCAAACAGACTTGCAAGGTCGTTCATCTGCAATCCCGGTCATACATGAAAAGAAAACCGGTGAGACTGGTCCCACCGGTTAACTAAAATTAATGTAAGTAGTTTTAAGCTACCTTAACATCAATTACTTTAGCTTCTTTACGAGCTTTCCGAGGAATAGTGATACTAAGTACCCCTTCTGAGATAGTAGCATCAAGCTCCGCACAATTCATCTCATTACTAGGATGAAATGAGCGTGTATATGTTTCTTCTTTCGAACCAGTCTTTGTAGTGATAGTTCGTTTAGCTTCCACATAAACGTTATTAGATTCCTCAGAGTAAGTAACCTTGAGGTTTTCTTTCTTCACACCTGGAAGATCAATTTCAATGCGAGCACCATCTTCACTTTCGTTGAAACGAATATTATCGTTAGAGAATGAAGCTGGAGTAGCAAAGTTGTCTCCAAATGCAGTGTTGAATAAGTCAACGACTGGGCTGACTGACCCCGCCCGAGGGTTTGTTGTTAAGTAATTAAATAAGTTAGACATAACGTAAGTATTTATACGCTATTCCACAGAAAGTGCAACGTTAAAGTATTCTTTCGGTCTTTTTTCCTGTTTTTACATTGAGAATAGTGAGTTTCTTATATGTACCAATCTGGAGAGTTAACGTTACTGTATCTCCGGACATAACAGGTTGGGAAACTATCTTGCCTGGAAGTCTATATAATTTAAACACATTAGCTTTCACAGTGTCTCTAACTTCTAACTTTACTGAGCTTCCTTGTTCAGTAGCGACTGCGTAATATGTTTCGTTTTTGTTCATTATAATTATTTAATAAACCTGGTATTAATGTGATTGTTATATTAAATATTTTATATGGCAGAGGTAAAAAAGGCTAGATTATTTTTACGTAGAGGTTCAGATACTGACCGGCGCGATACGGTTTTATGTCAAGGTGAACTCGGTTATTCTACTGATGCTTTTAGAATTTTTATTGGTGATGGCTCTACTGAGGGTGGTAAGTCAGTAGGTAGCTTTATGTATGTGAGTGGGGGTAATCTCGGAGCAAACTTTCATACTAACCTTACTACAGCATCTGCAAACGGTCGAGCACATAAAGGAGATATAGCTATATTTCCTGCGCAATCTTATACTAACGCAGCTGGTGGTACAGTAACTCCGCACGCTAGTGCTTCTACAGTAATGATTTTAACTGCTGCAACTACTGCGGATGGTAATGAGCAAGCTACAGCAAGCAGTTGGGTGGCTGTAAACTCTGGTATTCCATTTGGTAATATTGATGTTTTAGATAATGATATTTCTGGTGATAAAGTACATGGCGGTACTATATCTGGTCCTATTACTCTGTCAGGTGGTAATATAAATATAGGTGGAGATAGTACGAGTGAGAATTTAATTTTATCAGGAGTCGCTCTGAGCGCTGCAACTGTACCAACAGGAGATCTTGTTTACCCATTAGGTCTTACAAGTACTTCTCAGCTCACTTGTGTTGATTCTATTTTTGATTTTGGTATCCCGACAAATACTACTGGTTTTGGTAACGCGGGTGGTTATTTGCACGCATCGACAACAAATGCCGCATCAGCAGTTTCTGCTTATGCTGTAAGTAATGGTGCTTATACGTTTGGTGGTACAACAGGTTCTGCTTTAGTTTCCGGTTCAATTACAGATGATGGAACAGGTTCTGGTATAGTAGTGTTTACAAAAGCTGGTTACTTGGGTAATGGAGGAGCATTCGCTAACGGTTCTGGTGATGTTTTCTTACCAGGAAATTTTGCAGTAAACTCTGGAGTATCTGAAAAATGCGCAATTAAAGAATTTGTATGGGGTATTACAGAAATTCGTAAGGCTGTACAAACTGCTAGCCTTACATGGGCTCAAATTAAAGAGTTTTATTTTTCTGTATTTCATTCTCACGCTGACGACTCAGCAACGTTTGTGGGTCATTATAACAATTTGACCGGTAGTAACGAAATCGTACATTGGAACGGTAGTTCTATTTCTTCTGGTAAAATGAGAGGTGTTCCAGATGCGGCAACAATTACAATACCTAATACGTATAATGGTAGTGTTGCTGCTACTGAGCGATTAGTAGTACATTTAGGTCTCGCAGCTAGCGGAGAAGTAGGTATTGCCCTGACTGGTATTAGAGTTAATCTCTAAGACTCCCACGGAAATACTATCCATTGATCATTATCAAAATCTCTTACAGTATAATGAGGAGTAAATGTGGATTTAGGTTTATAATATAGCGTAGAATAAACCCACTTATTTTGCTCTGGTCGTTCCCATGTGACTATAGAGTCTATTTGTTTTACTTTGCGAAGAGTCATTCCTGTATCAGCTAAATCATCAACTACAAGTATTTTTTCTTCATCTCTTAAAGTTCCAAAGTCAGGAAATGTAATTAGCCTTACTACATCGGTTTCAGAGTGTACTCCATCTCTAGGTTTATCATCTACGTAAGATTTCAAATTTGCTGAAAGTAATTTATCTACTTTAAGATGTTTAGCTAATAACGTTGCAGGTATCATGCCCCCATTAGCGATACCTATTATACAGGTAATATTTTCTTTTGATAGACTATCCGCTAATGTCTTGCAGTCTTGTTTAATATCTTCCCAAGTTAAATTAATCTTTTCACTCATATATCGACAACCATCTCTTTACCGATATATTTTACGAGTTCTTTTAATTTTGCAAGCACCTTTATTTTTTCAGCTTCAGACATGGATTTTGACTCCTTATATATTTGTAATATAAGATCCGGAGTTATTTTATGTCTGGATTGTTTCTTTACCCCTCTTGGCATTATAATTATTTACACTTCTTCTTTCAACTTCAATCTGTTAAATAAGGGTTTATTTGTTAAATAATTAATAATGGCTAGTTCAGTATACAGTGAAGTTACATCTCTTTCGGACTCTAGATATGCGAGAGATAGAGTATTAGATAAACTACAAATAGCTAGTGAGGATCTACCATATAGTGTAGACGACATTACTATTAGTCATAATGATTTTGCGATCGCTGATGTATATAATGACAGTATAAGAAAATTATATAGAAACTATTTGTTTCTTATTGCAAATGCTGAGATCGCAAGTACTAATACTCCTGTTTCTGCTGCAGCAAAATTTATAGCTGTTCAGACAGATAAAACTGCTGCATTGTCTGCTATTAATAACACTCCTAATAAAACAGGTTTTGGTACAACTCAATCTAATAGCTTATCTAATCTACAAGAAACATTTTTAACTACAAATACTGATGACCCTACTAAGCTATTATTCTTTAATTATAGTAATAATGATTCATATGTATATGAATCAGATAAGGATTTAAATTCTTTAGTTACACTTTTATCTGGTAATGAAGTAGAGTTTAACAAAACATTTAAATTTAAAAATGTTGTTAGTGTTGATACAATAGATAATATTCTTTTTGTATTAGATAAAGGAGCTAATACAGTTTATAAGTTTGATATTACAGGTTTAATTACTAACGATATAGCTTTAAAAAGAACGAGTGTTAACGACACTGTAAGGCCTGGTAGATATTTGTTAAAGACTATTGGTGGAGAAGGTACAGCTCAAACTAAAAATAAGCTGTCCCGCCCTAATAGTTTATCAGTTTACAATAATAGAGTTTATATATTAGATAATGGTCATAATTCTGTTAAAGTATTTGATTTAGATTTTAATTTTTTAAACGAAGTATCTGCCCCTAGTCTATTTAATAATCCTAATTACGGGGAGTTAGTATCTATTACCGTTGATAGATATTCAGATACATCAGACTCTGTTTTTGGATATATACTTTCTAAGAGGGGACGAGTAATAAAATTTGACCCTGTAGCGAATAGTTTGAGTATTTTTCCATCTTTATATTCTTTTTATGATACCAGACTTAATTTGTTATCTGCTACAGATTTGAGCAATTCTTTTAATAAGATTGTTAATAGTAAAGTTAATAAAAATATAGTTTATATTAGCAATGCAGGTCGAATATACAAATATTATAAATCTAATTTTAATACATACATGTCAGAGTTAGATTTGTCAACTGTTGGTATTACTTTAGATCCAGGATCAAATGACCGGCAGGAAATACTTTCTTTTGATACAACAAAAGTTAATGAACAAGAATACATAGCAATTACTACTCGATATTTAGGGAAAAATTTTAATAATGTTTTTAATAATGAAGTTTCAACTCATATATTTGTTGACAATCATTTAACTACAAAATTATACAATGAAAATTTTTATAGTAATTATTTTTCTTTATCTAATATATTAGTTTTACCGCAAGAAGTTGTTAATAATATTACATTTAATAAAACTACTAAAAAATTAATTTACAATCATTATTCTTTATTTGAAAATTTAAATAAAAAAATTTATAGTTTTTATAATACTACATCTGGTCTAGCAGCCTACCCAACATTAAGCGCTATTGTACCTCACGAATTTACTAAACCAACTGAGTTAGAAGAAAATCACAACTTATATATTGGTGTAAATGAACCTTTACTTACAGATGTAATAAACAGACCTTTAAAATTATTACACTCACAACAAACAGCATTGTTTGATCTAATAAAAGAAGAGTCATTAAATAATAACCCACCATCAGATTATACAGTTTATCTACCAGGCGATCAAACAGCGTTCCCAAATGTCGTAAAATTTGATGCTCTAACAAAAACAGTAGAAGCAGGTGAGGAATTCTACATAACAGTATCTCGAGTTAATGTGTTAACAGGAGCTCCAGCTTGTAGTTTTCAATATTATACTACTTTGGGTACTGCAGCATCTGGTGATTTTGATTATATTGATAGTTCAAACCCGTCGACTCTAAGTTTTCCTAAAGGAACTAATACTGTTACTATTACTAGTTTCGCTGATCAGGTCTTTACCGGTGGTAATAAAACATTTAATATTGTTTTAAAAGAAAATACTAACTGTGTTATTGACCCTGAAAGTGACACAGCTGTTATTACTATTACTCCGATTGGTGAGCAATTTACAGTATCTCTTTCTGGTAGTACTGGTACGTTAGAAGAGGGCTCTACTAGTAGAGTTCAAGTAATACGTACGCCTAATTCTGGTGTAGATTATACTTCAGGAGCAGATACAAGTGTTAATTTACAGATTGTACCGAGTAATATAGCTGATAGTCAATACACCCCAGTTGTTCCATTAAGTACAGAATATGCAGTTGTTATAGATAAAGAAGCTGATTTTCCACAATTTGGTTTCAGTCAGACATCAGCAGCTGAAATAAAAAATACAAGCACAATCACATTTACAGACACAGTTACATCTGTAGTATTTGATTTGAGTGCCGTTAATGATTTAACGTCTAATTTTGCGACTAGAACTTTGAGTGTACGTCTTAGTAACCCGAGTGATAATGCAAGTCTAGGCGCTACAACTGTACAAGACTTTTTAGTAGGTGATAAATACGAAACAGCAACATTATTTCTTTCTGATATATCAGGTACAGGAGGAGCATATGGAGCCGGGTACCGGGCAGATACAACAAGTAATACATTACTGAGTTGTGTTAATATATGGCAAGCATTATCCGCGGATAGTGGTTTTGTTGCTAATTCCGCAAGTAATCCGTTTTTAATTAATTTCACAGTTAATGCTCCGTTGTCAGTATTTTCTGTCTCAACAGTATCAGGTGCACTACAGTTTGAACCAGATCACGATTTAGATTTTAACAATAATAAATTAAACGTTATTGTTGAAGAGAATGCCGCAGTAATAGGAAAAGGTGGTCGAGGAGGTCATGGTTATATGTGGGCTTCAGGTTCTGATTTTTCTATCGATGGTACAGGTAATGATGATTTGAGTGCTTTTGCGCATACAGGAGAAAGTGGCGGATTTGCCATAGGTAGTGTTAATATGACTACTTATTTTAATGTAATAACAATTTCTGCAGTAGGTGGTGTATACGGTGGTGCAGGTGGTGGTGGCGGCGGTGTATTGGGGGTTAGCGCTGAAAGTATGCCTAATGTACAATATTTATCTGCGGGTTGTGGAGGAGGAGGAGGTCAAGGAGTACATAGTACAAATATTGGTGATGCAGGATTAGCTGCTGTCAGTTCATTTGAATCGGAAGTCGATTTTTCTATTACGTACGTTCAAGATGCCAACTTTGATGATATCTTTCTAGCTAATGGTAATGTTGGTAGTACTACTGGCAACGTCGGGGGTCTTGGCGGGGCATTTACAAGTACACCAGGTACGGTAGGTCTAGGTTCTGATAATGTATTTATTACTGCTTTTCCTGCTATGAGTGGTTTAGACGGAGGTGCGCTTGGCGAACCAGGTGGTACTGATGGTAATGTACCGGTATTACCATTTGAAGGTAATGTAGGTGCTGGATTTTCTACTATAAGCGCTGAGTGGGCTGTACGGGCTGGAGGAGATGCTGGTGCTATTGTAAATGGTACATTTACATCTGTTACGTCTTCTGGAACTGGAACAGTTGCAGGTAATAGACTAAACGAGTCTTAAACTAGTAGCGTTCAATAAGTTACTTCATAAGTAATAGTAAGAATATATGAAGTTTAGTCAAACTGCACAAAGCGCTCTAGCACTATCTAAAAACTACGCTGAAGAGTTTAAATGTAGGTACGCAGGTACTGAGCATTTGCTCCTAGGTTTAGTAGAGAGTGAAGATGAGTTTTTAGAGCAAACTTTCAGTAGATTAAAAGTAGATATTACTCACTTAAGAGATGTAGTGAGTAGTATATGTCAGTTAGAAGAAAATAATAAACTTTTCAAATTAGAAGCTGGTCCTAACTTTACTCCGCGGGTTATGCGAATTATAGAATTCGCAAAAGGTCTAGCAGAGAAGCTCAATAAAAATACTGTAGACGTAATACATTTATTTCTTTCTCTTTTATACGAAAACGACGGGGTAGCTACTTCTATACTTTCTGAATATGGTTTAAATTTTGATAATGTAAAATCAGCCATACAGCAAGAGCTTGGTAATTTAGAGAAAGAAAGTGCCCAGCTAATTACTACAACTATACCAGAAAGTTTAGAACCGTTTTTTATAGATTTAACTCACCAAGCTGCTATTAATGAATTACAAAGTACATTTTCTCGTGATGCAGAATTCGAAAAGATATATTTAACTTTAGGTAAAAAACATAACACAAATATTATTATTACAGG